CTATTAAGTAAGTTCTAGATCCTATACTGTTCTGTCCTTTCTCTTTAGTCATTATGTTCTCCAAAGTGTTTATGTATTGTTTTTATATTTTCTCCTGCAGTAGATATTACATTTATTAGTTTATCTAGTTCTTCTGTAAATTGAGGATGCTCACCAATTGCAACAGGATTATCTAAATACACAGAAGCTTTAGCTTTAGCATCAGATATTTGTGCTGTGTACTTATCATGCAATGCATCTAAAAATTCCTCTCTCATTCTTGCCCCCTAAATTGATAATACTTATCCTCAATAAGATCAGCATCATCTAAGTAAGGATTAAATTTAGCTTGTACAGATTCTTTTGCATCTCTTATTGTTTGGTTAAGTGTCCGACCTTGTTTTAAACAACCTGCTACAAAGTCTTCTACCTCTATTATTGCTTGCTTAACTTGCCCCATGTTTGACCTCCTTTACTAGTCTATTTAAATACCATTGTGCTTTTTCTAAATCTTCTAATGGTTCTCCTTTAAATTTATATCTTGAAACATATTTCAAAACATTTCCTTTTAAGTATCCATGGTACTCATCACTAGTCATACAATCTCGTATAACATCTATAGTTTCTTTCTTACCATGTTTATAATGTGCAGGTGAATTTACATTATCAAACTTAACTTCATTCTCATATGACATATCATGACTATGATCTATCTTTTTTAAATAGACACGTTTATCTTTTACCATATCTTCTCCGTACTGTATTATACTCTATCATTTCTAGATCATACTCTCCTTTATTTACATTACGTTTAACTATTAATCCACTCCACCACATTCGTTGGGTAGCCTTAGCATAGTTTTCTTTATGATGCAAGTAACATCCTGCAGATAGTCCCATAAGTTTTTTACCAGAAGGTAAGGCACACATGGCATAATCAAATGTATGTATATGACCTACAGTAGATGACACTTTATTTTTTATTAATAAAGAACGAGCAATGTTGTCACCACTAACAGGCTTGCCCATAACACCAGTAGGATAGTTATGGCAATAGTATATACCATCGACCACAATAGGTTTTTGATACTCATGAACTTCCCAACCATACTCTTTAAATTTAAGATCATCTGTACTAATTGTCCCATCAAGTTCTGGTATTTCATCTACTGTTCTATCTATCCTATCTTCATGATTACCAAGTAGCATGATTTTTCTTGGTCGTCTTCCATTAAGACCTTTATTAAATTTACCCAATGCATCATGAGCATGGTCTATATCTTTTTTATATCTTCTACCTTCAAATGATTTTTTACCTTTATCATAACTAGAAAGTGAATCCATACTTGCAAAGTCACCCATGCATACTATGGTATTTGGTTTCAGATCATGTGCAAATTTGCCTGCCCATAAAAATCTGTCATTGCTTGCCTTTGGAGTACAATGAGGGTCTCCTATAACTAAGTGTGTTGCCATTAGTTTAACTCCTTATCACGTTTGTTTTTTAAGTATTCAATAAAATCAATAACATTATCTTCACTATCAAATTCTGCTACAGAATTAATAGCTAAATCTTTATTGTTACTTTTTTTATCATCAGCAAAACCACGAAGACCATACATAAATGTAGTTTGGGGATCGGATGTTGCCATTTTAATCATACCTCTTGCAATGGTAGAACATAATTCATACTGTTCTGTAGTCATTGCTGCTTTACTATCCATTACTATACCACAAGTAAAACCTTTATCCCAAGGTGTAACTAAAACTTTTATTGCATTTGATGTATCAAATTTTTTCTTTGTCATTTGTACCAATACCTCTCATAATTATCATTATTATATTCTACTACTTTATGTTCAAATCCTCTCTTCATACTTTTTTTACCAAACTCTTCTGCATCTTTTTCATTATTGAATATAACATTAGTAAACATTTTAAATTCTTTATCTTTTTTATTTTTATATATTACAAAGTATAACATCATCAGTATAAGGGTGGAAAATAGACCCCTCAAAACTACTCCCCACCCAGTTAAAGTTATAATCTCTATTCAAAAGTTTCCTCTTTCTTAGGATTATTTACTTCAGTATACCAAACCCATTTAGGATTCTTGCCTTGCGATTGTTGTTGTGGTAACAATTGCAATTTACTTCCCCAACAAGGAAGTTTGTATGGGCAAAATGTACAAGCCATGCCCAAAACTTTATTACCCGTTTTCTTAGTACGGAATGTTTCTTCTATATCTTTAAAACATCTTTTAAATGGCACTTTATTTTCAATAGCTTGTATGTTTTCTTCTGCACTAGCTAATGCTTTAACTCTGTACTCATCATCATTGATAGGAGTTTCACATACTGTCCACTCACCTGTAGATTTATTAATTACAATCCATCCACCAAAAGGCATCTTCTCACTTTCACTATAAAGATATCCTTGAGGTACATATCCAAACGCATCGTCCTTTGCAACTTCTTCAAACCCACCTCCAAATTTTCTATCGAATGAATATGGTGACGCACTTTTAATATCCCACACCTTCTCATCAATCTTAACATCAAGCCTGCCTTCAATTTCTGATTTTTTAAATTTAAGTTTAACTTTTTTCTGCTCATCTTTTATTTCTACCCCTGCTGATTTCATAACAAATATAGACAATGCCTCAATAAGATCACCGAAAGTATTTCTCATCTTAACATTGTATGGTTGACCTTCACCCTTCACATTCTTTGCTTCCATTTGTAATTGGCACAATGGTCTACCTATACTTGACATTCTTGGTTTAAATCCTTCTCTTCTTTTTTCAGAGAATTGTTTGCGTAAGGCACTTTTACATGCCTCACCAAACTCTTCTACTAGTGTATCTGATATTTCAATAGATTCTTTATTTACTTTATCAAGATACGTTTGAACTTTTAGAAGTATACTATTCATTATGATGATAGTACATCTACAGGATCTTCAACTTGATCCACAACTTTTTTCATATCTTTATCAGATGTGTCATAGTTGTTTTTCTTTGCAGTTTTATATAGATCTATCACTTCTGTATTTTCTTTAGTGATAACTTCTTGAAATACTCCAAGAGTTTCCATATCTTCTTTAGACATTTCTAAACCAGCATCAGCATTAACAGTAATCTCTGGTGTGTAATAAACATTGCCACCTTTTTTCTGTCTCTTAGTTTCTACTGATAGTGTTGTAGTAAACATAAGTTTTTTACGTTTAGTAATCTGATCTAACGCAGAGCCAACTGGAGAAAATGCTGTACCTGTAACCCTCCATAGAGCAGGCAGATTAGAAACAGTGTGTTCTTCGCCATTTGCTTTTACTCCTTTAAATGATAACAGACCATACAATAATCTATAACATCTTATTGTTCTTTGTTCTGCTAATTGTTCTGGTGTTAATGATTCTCTATCCTTAAACGGAACCTTACCACACTTTGTACCACCAAGTATATCTACAGCTTCCTCTTTCCAATTNTTGAAAATAATAGATCTGTTTACATACTCAGATTTTTCTGGATCATAGTGCATNTATTGCATTGCACTTATGAATGGTCTAAATGTAATAGGTTTACCATATACATTCTGACCAACACTAGAATCAAATGTGAATAGACTACCAACTGGTAGTTGATTACCATCATCATCTTCTGGTGACCTGTTGATTCCAAGTCTAGGAATATTTACTCCTTTACTTGAACCATCATCTTGCCCAATGGCTTCCATTATCTGCTCATTAGACATCTCTTTTATATTAGTTATGTTATTTTCCATAATAACCTCCTTGATTATTGATTTGCTTATACCACATTTTTATTAATTTGTCAAGTGTTATTTTAAAATATTTCATTAAGAAAAAATCCTACTAATACGTACACAACGGCACATCCAAGTATAATTTCTAACATACTCTAGTCTCCCCATCAGTAATCTCATATGGTAATCCTTCCATACGAGCAAACCACATTAAGTAACTTTGTAGTTCTTCATCTTCGTTTATATATAACTTTGAAGGTGTCTCTTCGCAGTCTAGCTTTAATGATTGGAGTTTATCATAAGCTTCTTCTTGCTCATCACTACCCCAATCATCTACCTCTTTATCTAATATAGGTATTTCTGACATACTANTCCTGTGTTGTATCTATTGTTATATTACAGACAGCTTCACCACAGAATCTATGATGNTGNTNCTCTTGNAAATNTTCTAAAAATTTAGATAAATCTTTAGATGAGATNCCATCATCAAATTTAAACTCTGATAAAGTTGCACCTTTTTTTTCTTTTCTGCTAGGTCCATCTTCATATTTGGTTCCTATTACTTTTACATGTGCTTTTTCTAAGTACATTATATCCTCCTATTTAGTTGTGTTTGTACCGTCTTCATTTTTAACCCATTCATAATCATCTGAAATCCAATGAGGATCTTCATAGTTTAAGAATCTTTTACCTGTATCTATATCTTCATCATCACGTGGTAGACACTCTTCAATTTTTTTCCACTCTACATGTTCATCACCTGACAAATCATTGACATGCTTACCTTTGATAGTCTCTCTAAAAGTTTCCCCATAGTCATCAACATCCTCAACTTCAATACGTTCTTTATGACTAAGGATTTCTTCAGCTTCTTCTTTTGTTTTGGCAACTATTTCATATTCCATTTCAACTTCATATGTTTTTTTAACTTGCCATTTTTGATAGCCGATCTCTTTATCAGGTGTATCCTTTTTATAAGTCCCATTAATTATAGGGATTTCTTTTACAAATTTAATTTGCATATTTTACCTCCTTCATATTTAACCAATCATATCCCATTTTGATCTCTGTGTCAAGTGGAATATTAAAGTTTATTCCATAATACTCTTTCAATGCAGGTATTACAGATGCTGTACCCTGATCAAATATCTTACTCATTACAGCTTCTTCTCCAGGATAAACATCAGCCACAATAGAATCGTGAACTGTGTTAATAAGTAAACTCTTTACCTTTTGTTCTTTCATTAGTTTATATATTTTTATACATGCTAATGGTACAATGTCAGCAGTAGCTAAACCTTGTACAGGATAATTTTTTATTTGCGTACCATAACTAGATCCACCCCAAGGCATGCGTTCTGCATATGGAAATGAATACTCTCTACCTGTAGGTAGTTTAATTCTTTTATATGTTATAGCTTGAGTTTGTAATTCCCCATGCCATTTAGTTATATCTTTATATTTTTCTGCAAATGTTTTATAATATTTCTTCTCATCTTCAGTACCTGTTGTACCACCATACAAAGGTTTAAATGTATGTGCCTTTGCATCTTGTCTAGATACACCTATGATGTCAGCAGTAAATTTATGGACATCTATATTATTTTTTATATCTTCCATACCTTGTTTATCTTGTGCAAGAAATACTGCAGTTCTAAATTCTAATTGTGCAAAGTCTACTTCCATTATTTGCCCACCCTCAAATCTAGATTGAATAACTTTACGTATAGGAAATGTACCACCTCTTGGTTGGTTTTGAAAGTTAGGATCACGACTTGATAATCTACCTGTAGCTGTGACAGCTTGCATAAACTTAGGATGTAGTAATCCATTAACATTTGTAAAGTTTTGTAATCCTTCTACAAAAGTATTTAAGTAAGTAGAGATAGCATTGTGTCTGATTATAGAATTAATAAATTCTCTAAACTCTCCTTCTGCTTCTCCTGCGATTTTATTTAAAGTTATTCTATCTGTCTTAAATCCAGAGTCAGATATATCATACACACTTCTAGGTCTTTGATTAAAGCCTGCAAGTTTAGCCATATTAGCATATGTAAATCCTTCTCCATAGCATTCATCACACTTAGTATATTTTTTATAAGGTGTACCATCAATTTTAATTTTCTTAATTACACCTTTACCTATACAATGTATACATTGGCTAGCCATAGTTCTATATATAGGCTCAGAATTATTGGCTACTAAATTTCTAAACTGTGTAAAAGAAAACTTAGGTCTCTTCTTATTTTTCTTTGTAAATTTATCTATACCTGTATTAAATATCTTTGCCCACTCATGTTTATCTTTAGGTTTTTTAGAATAGATTAACCACGATAATTGTTCTGGACTACCTAGATTAATCTTAGTATCTCCCATTTTATTGTAAACAATCTTATCTATTTTTTGTTTTAGATATGCAAACTCTGCTCTGTATTCTTTTTCTACTTGTGAAAGATCTTCTAAATTTATATTAATACCATTACGTTCCATATCAGTAAGCACAATTAAAAATTCATTCATAACTTTAATTGTTTTTAATAAACCTTTATCTTTATCTGTTCTTAAGTCTGCCATCTGTGAATCAAACAGCTGTCTAGTGATAGCTACGTCTACTCTACCGTATTTTTCTACAATATCTTTAGGTATATTCTCAAAGGATACACCTCTATCCATATATTCTTTTACTGCATCATCTTTAGCATCTAGTTTTCTACGTTGACAACACATTAATAGTGTTAAACTCTTACGAATACCTCTATTAAGTACATACTCACCTATCATTGTATCATATACGTTGCCTGTATATTTAAATCCTGCCTCAAGTAGCCAACTTAAATCAAACTTAATGTTATGACCTATCAGTATTGTAGTCTCATCTAATATTTTTTGTATCTTATGATAGCAACCCTCATCAATTCTCTCACTATGATTAGTAAAATAGTATTCATCATTAATACCTACACTAACAAGTATATTACTTGGGTTAAAAGGTGATGGATCAAAGCCACCTGTCTCTGTTTTTTGATACGAAGTTTCTACATCTATTGTTGTTATCATTTTTCCATCCTTCTTATTGTTAGAACATAATCTTGTTTTTTATATTTAATATCTAAATCTCTTTCTGGCTCTTTATCAAACCACATACCTCTACCAGTATTTTCTAATTCTTTATGTTCTTCAATAAACTTTTCTATTATATTACTTAGTTTTAATATATCCATACTACCTTTCATTTAATCTGTAAATCTGCTTATATATTTATCTAACAAGCAAGATGGATCTCCATGCCAACCTGTTATTTTATTCTTACTTACATTTAATACCCTGCTAGTATTAGTAGGATCATTAGATGCTCTATTACCTATACCAATAATTAAATCTGCTTCAGCTGCCTTACCTGTTTTAGAGTTCTCCATCATATCAAATGATATATGATCTCTGTTGTGTGCATCTGCTGATGCCTGTGATATAGCAATGACTACACATTCTCTTCTCTTTGCTATCTCTCTTGCACTTGTATAGATTGCTCGTAGCTTTTCATCTGTACGTGCATAAGTACCTTTCATATTTACTTTATCTAATTGATCTATTACAATAATATCTGGCTTATGTTTCTCACAATGGCTATCAATATCATCCATAGACCAATCAACTGTATCAATCATTTTAATATTATCTTTTATTTTAATCCAATCTTCATGTGCCTTATCAATATCCTCTACAATTTGCTCTTTGTTGAGTCCTGTAAAACAACTGATGGCTCTCATCTGTGTACGAACTGCAGGTTCTTCATTGATAAATGCATGTACCTTTGCACCTTGCTCAGCAAATCCATATGGTGCTGATACAAGACTAACCCAGAATGCTGTCTTACCTGTCTCTGGTCTAGCAAATGCAATCATTAGATTTCCTGGACCAATTCCACCTATGTTATTTTTAAGTACAGTTAAATTAAACTGCCATTTACTAACAACATTTAACTCCTCAAGCAGTTTAGTAATATCATTTGTTACTGCTTCTAGTTTTTCTGCAGGTAATCCTGTCTTATGTTTTTCAATAAGACTTGTAATCATATTAAAATCTGCAGGTTTACCATTAAATATTTCAGTAGCTTCTATTGCTATTTTCTGTGCAACATCTCTTTCAATTAAAATTTTTATAATATCATCTGCTATTTCTTTTGATGGCTCTTGTGTTTCTTTTATATCTTCAAGTAATTCACTGAACTGTTCCTTCGCTGCTCGTGTAAGTGCAGGATTAAATACAGTAGT